TGTTTGTGTGGAAGTGGCGATGGCTATACGATACAAAAGCGTCTTAGTGGTTTACCGAGTCAGACAATTTGTGTATGCTCCGAACATGGCATAGATTGTATGTACCCAGTGAAATTTTAGCATACTCAATAGCCTGTATGGGTGATCAAAAAAAATAAATATTCATTGAAGACTTATAATCTTCATGATTACATCAGGAACCCAACACGCCTCCTAGCAATGCGTACCACGTTGGGTCTTTAAATTAATTTAGAATGTGAGGAAAAATAAAATGGTAAAGAAAGATATTATAACAGCCGTATCAAAGAGAACTGGCTTTACAAGGGAAAATTCTGAGGCTGCTATTAATGCAGCAATTGCGGCAATCGTTGACGCTATCAAGTCAAATGAGGAAGTAAGAATTATGGAGCTTGGAAAACTTGAGCCAGTTGTTAGAGCGGCACGCAATAGACATAATCCAAAGACTGGTGAGAAGATGTTTGCTCCAGCCTACAAGAGTTACAGATTCAAGATGAATTCTGTGCTCAAGGATTTTGTCAGAAACAACTAATTATAGCATATTCAAATCTCCTTTTCAGTGTCTTAATATTGACAGATAGAGGACGGCAATAGTCGTCCTTTACATTGCGGAGTAGAGAAAAGGTATCTCGCTTGTTTCATAGGCAAGAGACTATTGGTTCGAGTCCAATCTCACGCAACCAATTGGGTACGGTTTATGAGGTTTTGTAGACCCATAAAAAACAAAACCTAAAATGAAAGAAAGGAGACGCTATGTCAAAGGTATCAAAACTTCCACCTGTTACGCAGGAAGAATGGAACAAAGTAAACGACTTTAACAAATTTATATTTGAAGATTTTATAACGAACAGCACAGAGCTATCGCCTAAAACAAAAATTGCTTATGAGTCAAATTTAAAAATTTGGTTTATTTGGGTCAAAGATAATCTTAATAACAAATCTCAGATCGACATTAAACCTTTAGACTTTAAGCGTTTTCAAAACTGGATGGTCAACCGTGGTTGTTCAAGTGCAGATTGTGCAAACAAAAGAGCGGCAATTAGCTCGCTTAACAATTACATAGATGTTTACTATAGGGACGATTATCCACAATTTCGCAATTTTATTAATAAGAGTATAGCACGACCGCCAAAGGCTTTTGTAAATGAGAAGCAACCACTGACGAAAGAGGAATTTGCAAATCTTATTTCTGTTCTCGAAAAACGTGGTGATTGGCAAAAGGTCGCCTATCTTAAATTTACATTAGATACAGGATGTCGCCGTGCTGAGAGTATACAAGTGAAAAAGGATTTTGTAAACATCAAGCCGACCATAAAACACAAAACCCATACTGACGAAAATGGTAACGAAGTAACAAAAGAGATTAAGTATTATGTTACCCCTACTATTCGTTGTAAAGGAAAGGGTACGGTTGGCAAAGAAAGAAAGTTTAAATTCTCACAGGATACAATGGATGCATTTAAGAAGTGGATTGAAGTTAGAGGCGAAGACGATTGCCCAGACATGTTTATTTCTAAATATGCCGGAAAAGTAAAAGGCATAGCAGAGAACACGTTGAACAATTGGGCTACTCATGTATTTACGCCTATCGTCGGCAGACGCTTTCATCCGCATCTTCTAAGAGAGTCTAAGGCAACTCAGCTTGCAGTCGAAGAAGGAAAAGACATTTCTGTAATCCAAAGTCTATTAGGCCACGAGTCATCAGAAACTACACAAATTTATATAATTCGTGACGAAACCGATGACCTCGACGAGTTGTTTGAAGAGTAGGTGACGGTATGGGAAGACAAAAACAATCGTTATCTAAGAGACCGTCAGTTGCTACAAAAGAAAGCAAAAAAGAACCTAAGACTAAAAGTATAGTCGAAGAACGTGAGAAAGTAATGACTCCCGAAAAGAAAGAGTACCGATACACATGCCTTTCTTGTCATTGCAGTGCAAACAACCCTGTAAACTTTCCTATTTCATACAGTGTTATATATGCTGGCAACGATCACCGCCTGCCATATTGTCGTGATTGTTTAAACGCTATGTGGGCCATTGTTGCAAAAGATTATTCTGATTATCAGGACATTTACCGCAGGATTTGTATGTACTTCGATATCTACTATAATGCGGAAGTAGCCGAGATAGCTTATAAAGAATCCGAGAGTGAAAAACGTGTTTCAAGATATATCACAAAAATAAATCGTTATCCATATAGCAACAAAACTTACCAAGATACGATTAAAGAAGATATGTCTAAAAGGCATACAGAAAATTTCGATGGTTTGTATGAACCAATAGAGAAAACTGTTCCTCATGAAATCATTGACTTTTGGGGAGCTGGATTGGAAAGTGCTTCTGATTATCAAGAACTACAGGCTTCTTATGAAAAGTGGAATTCAGAGGTCGAGTGTTCAAAGCCTTCGCAAAGAATTTTAATTAAACGAATTTGTTTCAATGAGCTTAAAACTCATAAAGCAATGATTGCGGGAGACGACACTACTAAGCTTACCGATGAGCTCAACAAATTACTTGATAGTGCAAAGCTACAGCCAAAACAGGTCAAAGAGGTTTCAATAGCCGACGAGAATACATTCGGAACACTTATAAAGAAATGGGAAGATGAAGAACCAGTTCCAGAACCGCTCCCTGAGTTTAAGGATGTTGACGGTATTATAAAATATATTAGCGTTTGGTTCTATGGGCATCTTGCAAAAATGTTTGGTAAAAGAAACAAATGGGGGAAACTTTACAACGACGAAGTTTCAAAATATACAGTTACTCCACCTGAGTATAATTCCGAAGATGATGACATAGACTTTGAGTCAATCTTTGGCGCAGATGAGTAGGTGATACTTTATGATAGTTGATAAAGTGTACACTCAGGATAAAACTATGCAGACGGTAATTGAACGTGCCGCTTATTATAGGGCAAACCCGCATAGGTTTGTAAAAGATTATTTGGGCATTGATTTACGATTGTTCCAAATGATTTTAATAGTCATGATGAACTTTAATACAAATTTTATGTATCTCGCCAGTAGAGGTTAAAATATGGCCTCGCCAATTAGAAACAATTGGGCAATAAGGGAGGAAAATCGAAGAACGCTTAACTGCTAACATCGAGATAATCATTAAGATTGCGAAAGGCTTAATGACATTGTAACGCATAGAGACTGAATAAATATAATGTCTCCACGAGTTCTCCCCACAAACAAGTATAGCTTGTTTTGAAAACCTAACGTTATAACGAGGGTGAAAATATATGCTAATCTGGATTGTATTATCAATCGCTGAAAATGAGGGAAACCTCCAGAGTTGTAGATAAAAAACTACAAGTTAATCACAAATGCAAGGCAAGACTTTTCTATGCGCTATATTTTGTTGCGTAAGATGTATCTTGTATCCTGGCACCAGAATTTGTATTGCTTCTTCTAAACGTGCGCAAGCGTGTGAAGTATTAGAAAAAATTATGACGATATTCTATCCTAATTCCGCTAATTTGCGAAACGAGATAGAGGTTTATAAAAATAACAACACTGAGAATTATATAAAATTCCATAACACCTCAATGATAAAGGTTGTTACCGCAAGTGACAGTGCTCGTTCCAATCGAGCTAACATCCTTATAATTGACGAGTTTAGAATGGTAGACCAAACTATCATTGCAACTGTACTGAAGAAATTCTTGACCGCTGAACGTGAGCCCGGATTTCTTAATAAGGATAAATATAAAAAGCTCAGAAGCACCGATATCGCTCAATATAATAAGTACAAAGAGCGTAATAAAGAAATGTATTTATCCTCGGCGTATTATAAAAAACATTGGTCATGGGAAAAGACTAAGACATATTGTGCGGCAATGTTGGACGATAAGCGCAGTTATTTCTTATGTGGACTCCCCTACCAACTATCAATTAAAGAGGGTATATTAAATGCGGAACAAGTAGCCGACGAAATGTCTGAGGCAGATTTCTCACAGATAATTTGGGACATGGAAAGTGGATGTTTGTGGCATGGTGAAAGTGACGACGCATTATTTAGCTATTCAAGTTTGATAGATGCCAGGGCTATAAAGACTGCTTTTTATCCACATTCGGTAACAGACTATTACCCAGCTTTAAAGAATCCAACAAAGAAAAATGGTGAGATTAGAGTTCTTGCTGTGGATATCGCTGTTATGGCATCGAAGAAAAATAAGAACGATGCAACAGCTATTCATATATTGCAATTACTTCCAACTAGCAATAGCCAGTATATTAGAAATTTAGTATATTCCGAAAACTTTGAAGGCGGTCACTCTGAAACACAAGCAATTACAATAAGGCGCCTATTTGAAGATTTGGAATGTGACTACATTGTTATAGATACGAACGGCGTTGGTAATGGCGTATATGATGAGTTGGTCAAAGATTTGGTCGATCCTGTTACGGGTGAACTATATCCTGCCTTTACTTGTATGAATGACGAAGCAATGGCGGAAAAATATAAGGGTTCTTCACGCAACCCAAGAAAAGTTATCTATAGTATTAAGGCAAGCGCAAAGTTTAACAGTGATTGTGCATACCTGCTTAAAGATAATTTAATGCGTGGAAAGACAAGACTGTTAATTAACGAAAAGGATGCCGACGATATTTTAAAGCAATCCAAAACATTTAGAGGTTTGGACGAAGAAATAAAAGCGAACATCCTTATGCCATATATACAAACTGCCCTGTTGGTTAATGAACTGGTCAATCTGAAATATGAAACAAACGGTAGTTTGATTAAGATTATGGAACGTGGAAACGAAAGAAAAGACCGATATTCTGCGCTGGCTTATGGTAATTATTTTGCCACTGAGTTAGAAAGGACTATCGTTAAACACAAGAAAGCAAAGCTAAACGACAATTTCATTTTTGAATTTAGGGCGCCGTCTTTGCGTACAAGTTAGGGGTGAATAAATGCCAAATACAGAAAAAAAAGAAATTATGGTCTGGGATAAAAACATGGGCAACTTTGCACGTCTTGGCGAAGTGCCAATCAAAAACTTGAATCAAGATTATTATATTAATCGGTCTTCTATTCATTATACCAAATATAAAAAAGAAGACGTTGTCAAATGGTTCACCAATCCTGAAGCAAACGAAAAGAATTTGAGAAATGCTTCTATTTATCTTTATGAAGTAAGCCCACATTATCGCAGGCTGATTAACTATTTTGCCAAGCTTCATACAATGGCATATATTATTGAGCCCTATAAACTTGACCAAAGTAAGAAGATAGATGCGGTTAAATTAAAAGAAACATACATAAAGATTTGCAACTACATTGATAAAATGAATTTAAAACACGAGGCAGTTAAAATACTAACCACATGTTTTAGAGAAGATGTGTTCTATGGATATGTTTATGAAACAACCGATTCATATTATATAAGGAAAATGCCGCCTGACTATTGTAGAATTAATCGAATAGAGGACGGCTGTTTTTTATATCAATTTGACTTCTCTTATTTTACAAGCCATAAAGAAGATTTGGAATCGTTTGGCGAAGAGTTTGTTGAAAAATATGAGCTATATAAAACGCACCGCTCAATGCGCTGGCAAAGTTTGAATGGCAAGCGCACCTTCTGTTTAAAAGTAAACGAAGATATTGATTTTCCAATGCCACCTTTTATTGGTGTGTTTGCGGGCATTTTTGATATTGACGATTATAAAGGATTGCAAAAGGCTAGAACTGAAATAGGAAACTACAAAATCTTATCATTAAAAATTCCAATGGAAGACGGCAATTATAAGATGGAGCAGGAAGACGCCCTTA